TATCAGCGTTCACAACTGAGTTCTCACCTAAAGCTATTGTTGTTGCAATAGCAGCAGATGAAGCAGATGCTGAAGAAGCAGCCGCTTTGAACTCATCAACGTCAAGAGCTACTGTTGATCCTGCTGAATCAATGTATGCGTTATGACCAACTGATAATGTAGTTGATGAACCTAGTGCATCATGTGCAAGTCTACCACCAAGGATTCTAGCTCCGTTGGGTAAACTAAACATATGAATAGTTGATTGCTCAGCACTCGCTTCGTATTCAGCAAAGGCTACTCTCACTCTACCTGCGAGTTCGTTAGTCTTTACTTTTTCAGAAGGAGTTGAAGCAATTTTCGCTTGTTGTATTGAATTTGCCATAATATTTTATCCTCCTTATTACGCTTCGTGTGCTTGAACTTCTACCACTTTTTCTTCTTCCATTCTTGTTGCTCCAATGCTCATGCAGTAGTAAACTTGAG